AACCAAGGGTGTTAAGCCTGCAACTGATTTAAAAAAATTGCAGGACATTACCGAGCAATATCAGAAATTAAGCAGCAAGGATCGAGATCTGGCTGACTTAGCTTTTACTGGTGAGGTGACGGGTAGTGCGGTGCCGCGGTCTGAAGTGAAGAAGATACTCAAGGGCAATCCGGACATTGCGAATTCGATATTAAACAATCCGGCTTTTAAGATTAACGGGTATGTGCCCAAGTCGGTAATTGATGATGCGTTGAGTACGCGCATGAGGATGAAGGGTGAGGCACCGACGACGCCAGGGGCGAAGGCGAGCGAAGCTGAGTGGAAGGCTTGGGGTGAGAAGCACGGGGTGAATATGACGGTGACTGAGCCTCAGTCGTTGGGCATTACTGATTTGACCAGCAAGAGGGAGATCAAGATACCTGGTGGTTTGGAGGGTAAGTTTACGGTGCCGGATTTGTTTTGGATGAAGGCGAACAACATTGACCCTGGTGCGCTGCCGAAAGATTTGCATGATCAGTTGATGCAGAAATTGATTAGGACGCATGAGGTGGCGAACCCGGATCAGGTGGATATGTTTAACCGGTTGAGCTTTGCTCAGTTGTCGCCTAATGCGCCGTTGACGACGAATGAATTTTTGGCGCAGCGGTTGAGGTTGACCAATATGGATGAGCTGAAGGCGCTGGCTGGTAGGGTTGTCGAGCCTGGTTTGTCTGTAACGGCGCAAGGGCAGACGGGAGTGCAGGCAGCTGGCCGCGGTGGTATGGGAGTGCTGGGCACGGCTGAGTTGAAGAATCAGGCGATGTTGGCCAAGTTGATTTTGGACAAGCCTGAGATGTTTCAGATTGCGCCTGGTGAGACTATGCGCGATGTGACGTTGAGGGTGATGAATCAGGTGCCGGGTTTGGGGCCGAAGACTGCATCGCTGGGCACGCCTTGGTTGGACTTGAACCGTGCGAACACGTCAGCTGTTGATTTGCACATGATCCGGCACTCGTATGAAAGGATGCTGGATGACCCGATTGTGGGGGAAGCATTTAGAACGCGCATGGCTGGCAAGTTGGGAGTGGAGCCAACCAAGGAAGCTATTTTGGGAGTGCCGACCAAGAAGGTAGAGAAGGCTGCGATTGACGTGATTGGTGGCTCTTCACTCTCAAAGATGTACCGCACAAAAACTGGCGAACTGAACGATATACCGAATGTGGCCACGCCCGACAAATTGGCGTTTGAGCCTAAGCAGCTGCAAGATTTCAACCCGTTTTACAAAAGAGTGGTTGACTACGTTGATGAGTCTAGGGGTGAAAATCCGGCGATTGAGCTGTTTCCCGAGCAGTGGCGCAAGTGGGACGTGTACCGGCAACGGTTAGAGCCGCATGAGTTTGCTCATCCGGACTACCGGTTACTGCCCAAGCAGTCATGGGAAGAAATGCGAGATGCTTTGACCGCGCACAAACAGGCAGGCTACACCGGCATCAAGCCGGTGATGAAGCAAGGCGATTGGCGCGAGCTGTACTATGGTGCCGTCGACCCGATGGCCGCAGCTGGTACGGCAGCGTTAGCTGGTGGAGGTTTGGCTGCAAAAAATATGCTGGCACCACAACCAACGCCAGAGCAACCGGCAAACTACATGCTGTCGCCTTACTGATGCAAACCACAATATACAAATCTGAAGAAGAACAAAAGTTGATGGTGGAGCTATGGTCACCGGCCATAGCTGATGATCCGGAAGCTTTTGTGTTGTTTGCATTTCCCTGGGGCCAAAAGAATACGCCGCTTGAAAAGTTCACCGGCCCACGCAAATGGCAGCGTGAAGTGTTGCGCGACATTACCGCGCACATAAAGAAACAAAAGGGCTTGATTGACTATGACACCATTCGCATGGCCGTGTCTTCTGGCCGTGGTATTGGTAAGTCAGCCTTGGTCAGTTGGTTGATTTTATGGATGTTGACCACCCGCATTGGTGGTTCGGTTGTTGTCAGTGCCAACAGTGAGAACCAGCTGCGCTCAGTTACCTGGGCCGAGTTGACCAAATGGGCTGCCATGCTCATCAACAGCCACTGGTGGGAAATTTCAGCGACAAAATTGGTGCCCGCGCAGTGGTTGACCGAGCTGGTCGAGCGCGATTTGAAGAAGGGCACCAGGTATTGGTCTTGTGAGGGCAAGCTTTGGAGCGCCGAAAACCCCGATTCTTACGCTGGTGTGCACAATCAAGACGGCATGATGTTGATTTTTGATGAATCCAGCGGTATACCTAACCCGATTTGGGAGGTTGGAGCTGGATTTTTTACAGAAAACACGCCGGACCGGTACTGGTTTGCGTTTTCCAACCCTCGGCGCAACGAAGGCTACTTTTTTGAGTGTTTCCACGCCAAACGGGACTTTTGGACCTCGAAAATTGTCGATGCACGCACCGTGGAGGACACCGACAAGTCGATTTATGAGCAGATCATTGCCGAATATGGCGAAGACTCAGCCCAAGCCAAGGTCGAGGTGTACGGTGAGTTTCCTTCAGCTGGTGAAGATCAATTTATTAGCCCGATCATTGTGGATGACGCGATGAAACGGCCCAGGTACAAAGATTTGACCGCGCCGATCATCTTGGGAGTCGATCCCGCACGCGGTGGTGCCGACTCAACGGTGATTGTGGTGCGCCAGGGCAGGGACCTAATGGCCATCAAGCGTTACAAGGGCGAAGATACGATGGAAATTGTGGGCAGGGTAATTGACGCAATTGATGAATACAAACCGGCGCTGGTGGTCATCGATGAAGGTGGCCTGGGGTATGGGATACTTGATAGGTTGACCGAGCAAAGGTACAAGGTCCGAGGTGTAAACTTTGGCGGCAAAGCAAAACACCCGCAGGCATTTGGAAATAAACGCGCAGAAATGTGGAATGACATGCGAAACTGGCTGAAATCTGCTAGTATCCCCACAGATCGGCAGCTAAAAGCTGATTTCACTGGTCCGACGAAGAAACCAAATTCTTCAGGAACTATATTTTTGGAAGGCAAAAAAGAGATGCGTGCAAGAGGTTTAGCTTCACCGGATGCAGCTGATGCACTTGCAGTCACCTTTGCCTTCCCTGTAGCGCACCGCGAGTACACTGAGCCAACGCGCCGGATAAACTCGCAGGGTAGCAGCGTATCAACTTCATGGATGGGGGCTTAAATGTCAAATAGCAAAGCAACTGGCGTCGCATATCTCGACCCTGAATTTTCAACTTGTTATGCAACCGAACAAATTGGGTACGCTGCTGCTGCCCAAGGCGCGGTGACGCAGTTAACAAGCAAATCGACTGGCGTGACTCTTAACCAGAGCATGGGCCAGATCACAATGAACGGCGCACAACTGAACACGTTGACCAACGTGACGTTCACGCTAACCAACAATTTGATCAGCGCCAAAGACGTGATTATTCTGAATGTAGGCGCAGGCGCTACATCTGGCGCGTACAACTGCTGGATTTCGAGCATGAGTGCTGGCACTTGCACGATTACGTTGCGAAACATCAGCGGCGGCAATTTGACTGAAGCGGTTGTGATCAACTACGCCATCATCCACGGAGCTTGATATGCCACTTGTTAAATCAAAATCCCCCGAAGCCTTCCGCAAAAATATTAAAGCCGAAGTCGCTGCCGGTAAGCCGGTCAAGCAGGCCGTGGCCATTGCGTATTCAGTCAAACGTGAAGCAAAACCCATGTCGAAAGGAAAGAAATGAAATCCACAACTGAGCAAATCAACAAAATTGTTTCACGTGAACCCAAAGTTCAAAACGGTGGGATGCCTAGCCGCAACACTGAGACACATTCACCAACGGCCAACTGTTACGCCACCATTCCCAGTGGCAACAACGTCAAGGCTACGGTCAATAAAGTACTGAGCAAAATTAAATAATGGCAGATTACACAGGCATCGCCGCAGCCGGTGCTGTGGCCAACGGTGGCAAGCAAAAGGATACGACGTCTAGTGTCTTGGCGACTGCTCGCTCTCGTTTGAACTTGGCCATTGACGCACTGTCTGAGTCCCGCGAAGATGAAATTGACGACCTGAAGTTCTACGCTGGCTCGCCCGACAACCACTGGCAATGGCCAGCGGATGTATTGGCCACCCGTGGTGCCGTGCAGGGTCAAACCATCAACGCCAGACCGTGCCTAACAATCAACAAGCTGCCTCAACACGTAAGGCAAGTCACCAATGACCAACGGCAAAACCGCCCAAGTGGCAAAGTTATTCCAGCCAATGACGACGCAGACGTTGAAGTCGCCGAAATCTTCAACGGCATGGTCAGACACATCGAGTACATCAGCGACGCCGACGTTGCTTACGACACGGCGTGCGAAAACCAAGTCTCATACGGCGAAGGTTACATCCGCATCCTGACCGAATACTGCGACGAAAACACATTCGACCAAGAAATCAAAATTGGCCGTGTTCGCAACAGCTTTTCGGTGTACATGGATCCAACGATTCAAGACCCCACTGGCGCAGATGCCAAGTGGTGTTTTGTTAGTGAAGACATCATGCGTTCTGACTACGAGCGCATGTACCCCGACTCTGCGCCCATCACCACATTGCAATCTTTGGGTGTGGGCGACCAAAATCTGAGCCAATGGCTCACCGAAGATACTATTCGCGTTGCTGATTATTACTACGTAGACTACGACAGAGCAACGCTTAACCTGTACCCTGGAAATGTGACCGCTTTTGATGGCACCCCAGAGGACAAACAACTGAAAGCTATTTATGGCAAGCCTAAAAAATCTCGTGAATCGGATCGTGTCAAGATTAAATACTGCAAGATTAACGGTTATGAAATTCTTGAAGAACGCGATTGGGCGGGGAAATACATCCCCATAGTCCGCATTGTTGGCAATGAATTTGAAGTTGATGGCCGCTTGTACGTGTCGGGCCTTGTGCGTAATGCCAAAGATGCCCAGCGCATGTACAACTACTGGGTAAGCCAAGAGGCAGAGATGCTGGCCTTAGCCCCCAAAGCACCGTTTATTGGCTACGGTGGCCAGTTTGAAGGGTATGAGAACCAATGGAAGACCGCAAATACGACCAACTGGCCGTATTTGGAGGTCAATCCAGACGTTACAGACGGCGCAGGTTCAATCCTGCCACTACCCCAGCGGGCACAGCCTCCAATGGCCTCCAGCGGGCTGTTGCAGGCCAAAGCGGGCGCATCTGAGGACATCAAGTCCACAACCGGCCAATACGACGCATCTTTGGGTATGCGAAGCAACGAACGCAGCGGCAAAGCCATTTTGGCTCGCCAGCGCGAAGGCGATGTGGGCACGTACCACTACGGCGACAATTTGGCCCGTGGTGTGCGTCATATCGTGCGCCAGCTCGTGGACTTGATCCCCAAGGTGTACGACACACAGCGTGTGGCTCGCATCATTGGTATGGACGGCGAAACCAAAATGGTCAAGTTGAATCCTGACCAACCGGAAGCAGTCCGCAAGATCACCGATCAAAACAATCCTGACGTGGTGATTGAGAAAATCTATAACCCCAACGTCGGCAAGTACGACGTGGTGGTGGCTACCGGCCCAGGCTACGCGACCAAGCGTCAAGAAGCACTGGAAGCAATGGCCCAACTGTTGCAGGGCAACCCGCAACTGTGGGCTGTCGCCGGTGACCTGTTCATCAAGAACATGGATTGGCCAGGCGCTCAGGAAATGAGCAAACGGTTTGCCAAGACGATTGATCCCAAGCTCATGTCTGAAAATGACAAGCCACCGGAGCTGCAAGCAGCCGAGCAACAGATTCAGGCGATGGGTCAAGAGATGGAACAGATGCACCAGATGATTACCAACGTCGGCAAGTCCATCGAAGCGCAAGACATGGAACGCAAAGATTTTGAAGCTCAGGTCAAGGCGTATGAAGCCGAAACCAAACGGATTGCTGCGGTGCAAGCCAGCATGTCACCAGAACAAATTCAAGACATTGTGCTGGGCACCGTGCACGGCATGATCACTTCTGGCGATTTGGTGTCTGAAATGCCTGGCCGTGAGCCCAATGAAATGATGCCTGAACAGGCTGAATACCAACAAGGAACACCCCAATGATGTACAAGGCCGCTGATTTCGTAGGAATGTTGTTTTTAGCCCGAGATGTGGCCCACAGCGTCCACCTCAATACTCGTAGCTACTCCAAGCACGTTGCGCTCAACACGTTCTATGACAGCATCATTGACCACGCTGACGCATTTGCTGAAGCCTATCAAGGCCGTCATGGTTTGATGGGGCCGATCACGCTGCACTCAGCCACCAAAACGTCCAATATCATTGATTTCTTGCAAGGGCAATTGGATGACATTGAAAAGTGCCGTTACGAAGTAGTGGACAAATCTGATTCATCTTTGCAGCAGCTTATCGACAATATTGTTGAGCTGTACCTCACAACCTTGTACAAACTGAGGTTCTTAGCATGACCGTCAATCTTTCAATGCTGGCGGGGGCTGGCGCTCAATTTTTTGACAACAATGGCGTTCCTTTAACGGGTGGCCTTGTTTACACTTATACAGCGGGAACCACCACGCCTCAAGCTGCATATACAAGCAGTTCTGGCGGCACAGCTCATTCCAACCCCATTGTGTTGGATTCTGCTGGTCGTGTAGCTACGGGTGAAATTTGGTTGACCGACGCTGTTGCATATAAATTTGTTTTACAGACATCGGCTGCGGTTACCATTGCAACTTATGACAATATCACTGGTAACTCAAGCGGCATTTATGCGGCTTTTGCGGCATCTTCGGGTTCTTCGCTTGTCGGTTTTATCCAATCAGGTACAGGGGCCGTTGCCACAACAGTGCAGGCCAAGTTGCGTGAATCTGTCAGCGTCAAAGATTTTGGTGCTGTGGGCAATGGGTCAACCGATGACACAGCCGCCATTCAATTAGCTTTGAACAGTGGTGCAAAAAGAGTTTACGCCCCCGCAGCAACATATAAAATTCTTGGGACATTGACAATTCCAACGGGTGTTTGCTTGGATGGTGATGGGCCAGATCAAACGATCTTTGATGGTAGCTCAACTACGTTTGCAGCTTTGACCAGTGGACAACACATCCGCACTACCGCAGGCTCTTACACGGCACTTCCCGCATTGTCGGTTAGCCCTAGCAAGGGTGCTACCACGTTAACATTTGCATCTGCGCCATCTTTGCAAACAAACGATGTTTTTCTGATTTACAACCCAACCGACTATTCTTATTCGGGCTGGCGTACAGAATACCGTGCGGGTGAATATTTGCGAGTAGCATCGGTTAGCGGCTCTGTAGTGACTTTGCAAGGCACTTTGGCTGATTCCTATACGGCTGCTGCTGTAAGTATGTACCGATACGACACCATGACAACTTGTAAGTTGTCTAATTTCAAACTTATTGGCTTAAATGATTTAAGCAATTCTGTTTTTGGTTTAAATCTTATTTCTTGCGTAGACAGCGTAGTTGAAAATGTCGAAGTCACTAATTGCTCGTACACCAGTATTGGTGTCCAGCGTTGCTTTAATCTTTCGCTGACAAATTGCACAGCAACTGAAAACTTTGCAACTTCTGGTGCGGGTGGTGAGTATGGTTTGGCAATTGGCAACAGCCACATTGTTCATGTGATTGGCGGCTATTACGCAGCATATCGGCACGGTATTACTGTTGGCGGCACTACTGGTGTTGGTTGTGTTACCAATAGATATGTGGTTATCAATGCTGCTCATGTGACAGGCGCTAATGCTGTGCAAGTCATGGATTTTCACGGTAACACTGAATATTCAACAATTTCAGCTTGCACAATTGATGGTGGATTTTCTGGCGGCGGCGACTATCTTTTAATTACGGGTAATCAAATTCGTGCCAATACCGCAAATGGTCAAGTTGCAATGTATATGAGTGAAATGCGTGGATTGAATGTCACCATTTCAAACAACATTATTGAAAATCCAAACGCATCTACGACTAATTCTAGGGGCGCATTTATTGATTTTGGCGGCAACAACTCTTGCATTGGTACTGAAACCTATAAGGGCGGCACAATCAATATTTTTAACAATTTAATGACTTGGGGATTGACTGCAACTGCGGATTGCCCAACTATTAAGATAGTCAATGGTGGATATGCAGCGTCTTTACCTATTGGCGTTATGGTTAAAAGCAACCGCATGACCATGCTAAACGATAATGTATACGCTGGATTTATTAGCGTAGGTGTAAATTCTGCAACAGCAGTTCAATGGAATGTTGTAAATGTTTCAGAAAACAGCATGGGTCGAGGCGGTATTGTTTCGTTATCAAACACAACGGCAGCTAATTATTCAGCTAATTATTTTTATTCTCATAACAACGTAAGTGATGGCACTTCTGTCTACCCAATTTCTGCAACTCAAGTAAAAGAACTGGCGTCAATCAAAGGCAACACTATTAGCAACAGCGAAATATATGCGATATATTTTTCTGGTGTTAGTACTAGTAATCGTTGTAAGCGTGTTCATATTATGAACAATACAACCTTTGACAACTACATTAGCATTACAGGCGCATCATCAACTAACGCCGATATTATTTGCCAAAACGCAAGTTACGCTGTTGTTCAATCTAACGCTGGTGGGTCTTTTAACAAATATTTGACAGTTGCTTCTAACGCTAATTTTCAGCTTGGTGAAACCATCACTGGTGGCACTAGCGGGGCAACTGCAACAATTGCGTTCTTGCGGTCTACCAACCAAATCATGATGACAACCACAGCGTCTGGTGCTTTTACAGTGGGAGAAACAATCACTGGTGGCACAAGCGGGGCTACAACAACTGTTAGCGCAGAAGCATTTACTACTGCGTATAGAAGTTCATATACCAACATTGATAATTTATGGCAAGGTCAAAATGTCGGTATCCGCACAAGCACTGACTACACCAGCGGCGTAACTACTAACACGGCGATTACTTAACATGATTACCATTAAATTTGAAATCAATAATTACAAGGACGCATTGTTTCTTGCGGATGATCACGCTTTGACCGATGCTGAGATTGAAACTATGAAACAACAAAGGTACGATAAATGGTATGCCATCATAAGTAACCCCAATCCTCCGCAAACTGAAGAAACTCAGGAGTAAATATGGCGACTAAATACTGGGTTGGCGGCGATGGAAACTGGAGTAGCTTAACCAATTGGAGAACAACTTCTGGCGGGGCTATTGTTACAACTGCACCTGGCTCGACTGATGCTGCGGTGCTTGATGTAAATTCTGGTGCTAGTATTGTTACTGTTGACAGCAACATTACCATTCAGACCCTAACGTGTACAGGTTTTACGGGTACGCTTGCCTTTGGCACAAACACCATTTCATTAAATAGCACAGGAACAATTTTTACCGGTGATACGACGTACAGCGTTACCGGCACACCTTTAATTATTGCCACCAACAGCAGCGCAACAGCAAGGACTATCACGCCAGCAGCAGTGACTGAAGTTAATAGCATTTCGTTTCGTATTACTGGCGGCACTGGCGCGTTAACCTTAACCGCAGGCGCATATCGTAATTTGGACTTCACTGATGGCACAAACCCAACGGGTTATGCTGGCGCATTGGGTAATTCAATCATTACTGTTTACGGTAATTTCAAAGCATCTACTGGAATGACCAGAACAGCGGGAACTGGCACATATACTTTTGCAGCCACTTCTGGCACAAAAACAATTACGTCAGCAAACGTAGTGTTTGATAACCCATTCATATTTAACGGGGTGGGGGGTACTTGGCAACTTCAAGATGCTTTAACTTCTGGCGCTGCTCGAACAATAACATTTACCAACGGCACATTAGATTTAAACAATTTAACACTGACAGTAGGATTTTTTACTTCTGCTAATACCAACACTCGAGTTCTTGCGTTTGGTACAGGAAACATTACCCTTATTGGTAGTGGCGCAGCGGTTTGGTCAAATTCTATTGCTACAAATTTTACCTACACAGGCACACCAACAATTAACTTAACTTATTCTGGTGCAACAGGCACACGAACTATTCAAAGTGGAAACACAAGTTCAAGCGGTCTTGAAACAAATTCTTTAAATTTTAATGTTTCTGCGGGAACGGACATTGTTTTGATTACGGCAACATCAAGGGTAAAAAATTTAAACTTTACTGGTTTTGCGGGAACATTGTCTGGATCTTCAGCTTTAATATGCTATGGCAACTTGACCTATAGCACTGGAATGACCATTGCAGCAGCTACTAACCCTACAATTTTTTCTGCGACTTCAGGGACGCAACTAATTACAACCAATAACAAAACGCTTGATTTACCGTTGACATTTAATGGCATTGGCGGCACATTTGCTTTTCAAGACGCGCTGACCCAAGGCTCAACCCGAGCTTTTACTGTTACTAACGGAACGGTAAAACTGAAATCTGGCGTAACCAGTACGGTTGGAGCGTTTGCCACCTCTGGTACTAACCAAAAGTTTTTGCAAAGCACGACAACCAATACACAAGCCACGTTGTCGCAAGCAAGCGGCACGGTCGACGTTAGCTACCTGACCATTCAAGACATCAACGCTACAGGCGGGGCTACTTGGAATGCGTACGTAAACCAACTTAACAAGGACGCAGGAAACGTAGATGGTTGGAATTTTGGTATTTCCCCTGTTGTGGGTGGTGCCGAATATACTTACGCACTACGATCATTCACCCAACCTCGGAGATTTTAATATGAGTATGAATCTTAAAGCCGTAACAACTTGTTTTGGCTATCAACAAATCACTGTAGACACCTCTAAAGGTTTAACAGTGCCAGCTACAGACCCCAACGGGTTAAACGCAGAACCTGTTTTTGCGTTGATTGTGGCCGAAGGCGCTGCTGTTCGTTGGCGTGATGATGGTACTGCGCCAACCGCTAGTATTGGTATGCCTTTGGCAGTTGGTGTACCGCTTCAATACGATGGCGACTTAAACAAAATTCGATTTATTCAACAAGCAGCTACTGGAATAATTAACGTTAGTTATTATTCATAGTTGATGTAAGATTGCAAAAACCGTACTGGTGCGTTCACCAGGGAATCATTGAGATTCAAAAATGACTGAAGAAGTCCAACAACCCTTAGCGGAAGTCGACTCCGCGCCAGCTCCAGCAGTGACGGCCACTCAGGAAGCTAACCAAACGCCGGAAGTCGCTGATGAAGCAAAAGAGCAATCGAGGGTTTTTACCCAAGAAGAACTTGATGCAGCAATTGGCAAAAGGCTTGCAAGAGAGCAACGTAAGTGGGAAAGAGAGCAGACCCAACGTCAGGCGGAAGCCCAGACGCTGAGAGCGCCAGCAAACGTCCCGCCGGTAGATCAGTTTGAAAGCCCTGAAGCCTATGCAGACGCATTGGCATATCAGAAGGCCGAACAACTGTTAGCCCAGCGAGAAGAAGCAAGGCAGCAATTTGCAATTCTTGAGACCTACCACGAAAAGGAAGAGGAAGCTCGGACGAAGTACGACGATTTTGAACAAGTCGCCTACAACCCCAAGCTGCCGATCACCAACGTGATGGCTCAGACGATTCAAGCCTCGGACATTGGCCCTGAAGTAGCTTACTACCTCGGTGCTAACCCCAAGGAAGCAGATCGTATTTCTCGTCTTGCGCCATTCGTGCAGGCCAAGGAAATTGGGAGAATTGAGGCCAAGTTGGCCACCGATCCTCCCGTGAAACGAACCACGTCTGCGCCAGCACCGATTTCGCCTGTTACAGCTCGCTCCACCGGAGGCCCAGCTTATGACACTACTGATCCACGGTCTACCAAGACTATGACCGATTCGCAGTGGATTGAAGCTGAACGAGCAAGACAGCGTAAGAAGTGGGAAGCACAAGCCAACCGCTAATTTTTTAAAGGATTTTTTCCATGTCTAATAGTATCTTAACAATCGACATGATCACCCGAAAAGCTCTCGAGATTCTCGAGAACAACCTGGTGCTCACCCGAAACGTGAACCGTCAGTACGACGACAGCTTTGCTGTTGAAGGTGCCAAGATTGGTTCTACCCTGCGTATTCGCCTGCCTGACCGCGCTTTGGTCACTGACGGTCCCGCCCTGCAAGTTCAGGACGACAACGAACAGTACACCACTCTGTCAGTTGCTTCACAAAAGCACATTGGCGTGAACTTCACATCTGCTGAATTGACCATGCAATTGGACGACTTCGCAGAACGTGTTCTGAAGCCTCGTATCAGCCAGTTGGCTTCCAGCATTGATGCTGACGTTGCTAATGCTTACCAAACCATCGGTAACACTGTCGGCACGCCTGGCACCACTCCTTCTACTTCCTTGGTGCTGTTACAAGCCCAGCAGAAGCTGAACGAAAACGCTGCTGTGATGTCACCCCGTTATGCAACAGTTAACCCTGCCGCAAACGCTGGTTTGGTTGAAGGCATGAAAGGTCTGTTTAATCCGACCGACACTGTCAGCAAACAATTCCGCAATGGCATGATGGGCACTGGCGTGTTGGGCTTTGATGAAGTCAATATGTCTCAGTCAATCAAAGTGCACACTTGCGGTAGCCGCGATGCAACTGCTGCCACCACTGTGAAAACCACTGTGGCTACCCAAGGTCAAGCAACCATTGTGTTGACTCAAGGTTCTGTGACTACCACCATTGCTGCTGGCGACGTGTTTACCGTTGCTGACTGCTATGCTGTGAACCCACAGACTCGTGAGACAACCGGCTCACTGTTCCAATTTGTTGCTTTGTCTGCTGCTACCGCAGTGGCAGGTGATTGGACTGTGACTGTTGCTCCGATCTACACATCTTCACACGCTTTGGCTACTGTGAACAGCTTCCCTACCGCCGCTAAAACAGTGACGTTTGTGGGTACAGCTTCTACTCAGTATGCTCAAAACTTGGTCTACCACAAAGATGCGATCACTTTTGCGACCGCCGACTTGTTGCTGCCCCAAGGTGTTGATATGGCTGCTCGCGCTGTTCATAACGGTATCAGCTTGCGCGTTGTTCGTCAGTACGACATCAACAACGACCGTATGCCTTGCCGTATTGACGTTTTGTACGGTTACAGCACTATCCGTCCGCAAATGGCCTGCCGCATCTGGGGCTAAACCATGCCAAACACCAAAGCAGTAGGTGTTGCCTATTCC